AATACAATGTGTTTTTTCGTGCCAATTCACTGCTAGACTTTGCTAAGTTTGTTAAAGATGTAAACAACAGGGAGATACCGTGGCAGAACACGAACGTGAACAGGTACTACGCGAAGCGATGACACTAATCGTAGGAGACCGTAATGTAGATTACGGAGACCCTTACGAAGACTTTAGTCTTACTGCTGACCTATGGCATAGTTATTTAACCAGAATTACAGAGCGACGCGGTAGTTTGGTTATTGAACCTCATGATGTTGCCATCTTAATGGCGTTACTTAAAGTAAGTCGTTTGTCATGGACTCCAACTAAGAAAGACCACTGGGTAGACATTGCTGGATATATCGGCTGTGGGTGGGACTGTGTTACAAGGGACAATCCTTCAACAACGAGGTCTGCCGATGAACGACTACCTACATAGTTTTGACAAGTTTCCATCATCTGTTCCAAAACACGTACTTGTTCCAGAAGTAAAACGTTTGGACAATGCACTAAATGTGCTGCCCGTTCTTTTAGAAAGACCAGAATATGATTTAGAAAAGATATCTGAACTTACTGATTTATCTTTAACTGAACTTCGTTTTGGTAATTGGGAACGTTTGTACAATTACATACGCACCCTTGAAAAACAATTACTAAGCGCACAAAACAAATTAGCAACTCAAGATGAAAAAATGAGAGACCTAGTTATTTTTGTTGAAAAAACTTCACAAAATATAGTTAAGTTGTATAGAGAGTTTTCTATTAGAAACTCAGACGAGTAACTTATGGAGTGGCGTGAACACGCTTTATGTAAAGGGAAACTTGTAGACATTTGGTATCCCCCATTGGAAGCAGAGAATCAAGAGCAGTACCACGCAGTTGCTCGTGAAGTTTGTAACCTTTGTCCTGTATGGAAAGAATGCCTTAAAGATGGTATTAATGAGAATTGGGGTATATGGGGAGGATTAACTACATTAGAAAGAAGTGTGTTTAAAAGTAAACCAAAAAAAACTGCATTAAAACCGCACGGAACACCAACAAGGTATAGACAAGGGTGTCGTTGCGAGGAATGCGTTACTGTGCATACAAACGTTATGAAACAAAAAAAAGATATTAACGTTGTACCAAATATTGGAGATAAAGATTTTGATTTGTTTACGATATTGTACCAACTGCTTCAGTAATCTTTGCTATGCTTTAAGGTAAGGCCGTAACCCAAGATGCTTGTCATCGGAACGTTACGGCTTTTGTTTTATCCGCCGACAAAGGAGAGGTTTGTTGATAAAAAAATCAATATGCTCACTTATCTTATTAATCACATTAATCGCAACACCAGCAATAGGACAGCAAGAATTAAGTAATCAAACTGCAACGAAGGACAAGGAAAGCAAGGTAATTGAAGTACGTGCTTATACGTACAAACACCGATTGGACGAGGCAAAAACTACGACCACAACAGCGTTGGTTAAAAAAGCCAATTATGAAAGTGACGAAAAGAGTTGTCCTCAATTTGAAGAACTGTTTAAACAGTACGGATTGAAACCAACAAAGACTTTTTCGTACATTGCTTATCGTGAGTCACGGTGTAATCCCAAAGCAGTCAATGCCAAATGGGACAACAAAGGAAACGTAACTTGGACATTGAATAAAAATGGTTCAATTGACCGTGGTTTGCTACAAGTCAATTCGTCATGGAAAACAGTTGTTTCTAAAGTATGTAACACTAGTTTTAATAATATGGACGTTTTATACGATTTAGACTGCAATTTAAGAGTTGCTAAATATCTGTTGGATAACGGTGGATTAAGTCATTGGGGCATGTAACATTGTATTCAAGTTAACAAAACAAACACATAGGAGAATAAAATGGTTACTCAAATCGTAGACGTAGACAATCTTTGCGGTACAGCAGAGGCTGCCGCTGTTCTTGGAGTATTGAAACAACGTATCCATACGTTGCGAAAACGACCAGACTTCCCAATGCCACTCATTGCTCTCGCTGCAACACCTATCTGGGACAAAACTGCTCTTATCGCATTTAAAGACAGTTGGAAAAAAACGACCACCCAAGAAGTAACTATTACAGAATAATGCGTATTGGGATTGTTTCGGGAGACCGAATACATCCTGCAAAATCACCTGATGGACAAGCGCATTGGGGAGGTGCTGGTTGGGTTCGGCTCGGTCAATACTTGCCACATCTTGGCAACAGCGTGGTTCTTGGAACTTTAGTATGGCACCGCACACACTTTAAAGTTCTTGATGACGCTCGCGAAATGCACGATGTAGATGTGATAATCATGCAACGTTTAATGCATGATGGTTTAACAAACCACATTCAGTTGGCTAAAAAAGAAGGACAGATAGTTATTAATGATGTAGACGACTGGTACTGGGGACTTGACCCAAGTAACAATGCTTGGAAAGCATCTCACCCAAAGCACAATAAAAAAGAAAACACTGACTTTTATAGAAAAATAATTGGCGCAAGTACTCTTGTAACCACATCTACACCTTTTTTGTATGAGAAAATTAAAGAATGGAACAAAAACATATTATTGTTGCCAAATACCGTAGATACTAAAGTATTTAAAAAACACGACCACACAATAAATAGTGATGTAGTTATAGGTTGGGCTGGTTCTACTGCTCATAGAAGTAGAGACTTGCAAGTTCTTTGTGGAATTTTTCCTTTAACTACGACCACACAGATTTCATACTTACATGCTGGTCATTATGACGGTTCTCCACACTTTGCAGATGAAATAGGATTGCCGAAAGAAAAAGTTAGAACTTTACCTATTTGCGACCCAGAGCACTATCCAGAGATGTTTCAAATGGACATTGGAATTGCTCCATTAAGAGATTTTCCATTTAATCATGCAAAGTCAGAAATTAAATTGTTGGAGTACTCTGCTAGTGGTATCCCGTGGATTGCGTCCGCGCTTCCTTCGTATACGTCTCTCGTTAAAGAGTTTGGTCTTGGTCGCACTGCTAAACGAACCCATGATTGGATACGCAACTTCAAAGAACTGCTTGCCTCGCGCACGTTGAGACAAGAGGAGGGAGAACGTTTACATGAGTTAGTCAAGAAGCGTGATGTGTCTGTTGGTGGCGCGAGGTGGCGCGAGGTTCTGTCTCAGTTCTCTGCGTAACAACTTTTTATAGGACTTGACAAACAGGAGTGTCTGTTTGATACGCTGGGGTTAGGACACACAAAAGGAGAACTATGTCTAACCTCGCAATTATTACAAAACAACAAGTTCAGATTAGACAAGCACTTATTGTTCGTAGTATGCCTTTAGGTTTGCAAGAGTCAGACTTAGACGATTGGATTAAAACTAATTCTTTAGACGAATTGACCTATAGCAGTGCCAACGACTTGTTGGATTATTTAGGTGTGTTGCCAGTGACTCGCCCTTATTTGCAGGCTCACTTGCCATTAAAGGCTAGTCGTATTCTTGTAAACAAACGTAAGGACAACTGCGTCCTTTGTGGCGAGCCAGTGTTGGCAGGTTTGGGATTACACGTATTTCATGACAGCGCGTGGCACACGTACCACAACAGCCAAGATTGCACTGCTGTTACCGAGTTGCCCGAATTGAAATGGGACAGTGTGTCCTTGATGACGGACTTAGAAATGTTTATCTTTGGGTTAGAGCGCATGCCGAGTATTGTTTCAATGTCACCTGAGTTACTGGAATTGTCACAAGCGCAGGACGCAATTCTGTCATTTGATTTAGAACTTCCATTACTTCCGTTTCAACGCGCTGGAGTTAAGTATGCGCTGGAGACACGTCGCGTCTTGCTTGCAGACAGTATGGGATTAGGCAAAACTTGTCAGGGCATTGCCCTTGCTGTTGATACCAAATTGCGTAACGGTAAAACTCTTGTTGTCGTCCCTCCACACTTGCGACTTCAGTGGATTAAAGAGTGTCGCCGTTTTGCGCCAAAGTTAATGGTTGCAACCGTAACTGGACGCAAGCCATACGCATTACCAAAACATGACGTACTGGTCGTTGGTGATAGCGTAATTAACTCTTGGGCAACTAAGTTAGAGGGCAAGTTTGATACTTTGATTGTGGACGAAGCGCATAGCGTAAAAAACGAAAAGGCTGGACGCACTAAAGGAGTTCGTTATATTGCCAATAGTATTCCGTCTGACGGTATTATTGCCCTCATGTCGGGCACTATGACGCCTAATCGTCCCAGTGAGTTGCTCAGTCCACTTAAAATTATTGGACGCTTGAACAACGTCTTTGGTTCTCGTAAAGAGTTCTTGGTCAAGTATTGTGACTATCAAATCTTGCCTAGTGGTTTTCCAAATCGCAATGGCGCGAGCAACACAACAGAACTCAACACTCTCTTGCGTGGAACGTGCATGGTTCGTCGTCGCAAAGAGGACGTACTCAAAGACTTGCCATTGAAGCGTCGCGCACAGATTGACGTAGAACTTCAAGAAGCAGAAATGTCCGTATATCGCACTGCCGAACGCGACTTCTTGAAATGGGTTTTGGAAACCTACGGTAAAGACGCACATG